GCTTGCTATCAAAAGGTAAAGGCTAGTTATAAAGTCTTTCCTAGCGCTTATGCTTCTGGGGCTATTGCTAAATGCAGGAAAAAGAAAGCAGGTAAATAATGGCTGTTCGTAAAACCAAAAAAGGTGCGGCATTAAAACGCTGGTTTAAAGAAGATTGGAAAGACGTAAGAACAGGTAAAGCTTGTGGTAGAAAAAAAGGTGAGACTCGTGGTACGCCTTACTGCAGACCTTCTAAACGTGTTTCCGCTAAAACTCCAAAAACATCTGGAGAGATGACACCAGCACAAAAGAGATCGCGTATAGCTCAAAAGAAAAGACTTGGGCAACCAGCGGGTAAACCTCGTAGAGTGGCAGCGCTTAAAAGAAAAGGTAAGAAATAATGACAACGACAAATACGCACAATTTTAATCTTGATCTTAACTTGCTAGTAGAAGAAGCGTTTGAGCGTTGCGGTGCGGAACTTAGAACAGGCTATGATTTAAGAACGGCTACTCGCAGTTTGAATTTACTTACTATTGAATGGGCTAACCGAGGTATTAATCTTTGGACTGTAGAACAAGCTACTATTCCTCTTGTTCAAGGCACTGCAACATATGATTTACCTACAACTACTATTGATCTTATCAGTCAGGTTATTAGAACAGGGACAGGAACAACTCAATCGGATATAACTATATCTAGAATATCTAATCCTACTTATGCTTCTATACCTAGTAAGAACGATGCAGGCAGACCTATACAAGTTTATATAGATAGACAGGCAGCGGTTCCCAAAATAACTTTATGGCCTATCCCAAATGACGGAAGTTATACTTTTGTTTATTGGTTTTTAAAAAGAATTGACGATGCAGGCACGGGCGTTAATACCCAGCATATACCCTTTAGGTTTTTACCTTGTATGGTTGCTGGACTTGCTTATTATCTATCACTAAAGATTCCAGAAGCAGGACCTAAAGTACAATTTTTAAAACAAGAATATGAAGAGCAGTGGCTACTTGCTTCTACAGAAGACAGAGAAAAAGCTACATTATCTTTAGCACCCAGACAATCATACGTATAAGGAGAATTAAAATGTCAAAGAAGAAACTATTTGAAGAGGCAATGAAAGCAGCGGAAAAGGCTCTTAAAATTAAAGACCCCGATAAAAGAAATTACGCTATGAATCAAGCAGCAAAAAAGGCTGTTCAGGGTGATCCAAAAGCGTTTAGGGGAAAGATGGTTGCGGGTAAGGTAAAAAAAGCAAAGCTTACTAGACCACAAAAAAGTGGAACTAAAGCAGAACGCGCAGAGAGAGCGGCGGAATTACGCGAGCTAAGAGAACAAAGACCAGATAACATCAAAGAACTTAGATTTAAAGCTGGTGGAGCAATTAAAACAGTTAAAAAGCTTTTATCTAAAAAAAGAAAAGCTGGCAAAAAAGAAACTAATCCTTACAAAAGCACTGTTGGAGATAGTTATGCTACTCGTTCAAAAAAACAAGGGGAAATAGAACAAAATATACTTAAAAACACAACTATATCTAAGAAGAAGAAAGATGAAGCACTTAAAACTTTAAGTGAGCGAATGAAAAAAGAAAGGAAAGAGACGTTTGACAGAAGGGGTATGAAAGCTGGCGGAGCACTAAAAGCACCCACTAACCCCGGACTAAAAAAGCTACCTACAAAAGTTCGTAACAAAATGGGCTACATGAAATCTGGTGGTAAGGTTACATCAAAGTGTAAACGTGATGGTATAGCTATACGCGGTAGAACTAAAGGTAGAATGGTCTAATGCCGGGTCTATTTGTTGTTCCTCCTTTAATCACTGCAATAGCGGCTGGTGGTTCACGCGCGGTAGGCCCGCTAGTAAAACTTTATAAAAGACAAAAGGGGTCAGAGTTAGCAAAAGATCGTGGTGGTTTTATGGAAGAAAGTAGGCGAGCTGACCCTACTTATCAACAAACGATTGATCAAATAAAACAACGCCAGCTTCAGCAAAAAGCTAAACAGAAAGCCGCACGGGACGAAAAAATAAGAATTGAAAAAGAAATAGAAAAAACTTTTTTTACACCTAGAGTGTCTAAGAAAAAGAAAAATATGAAAGCTGGTGGTCCTGTTAAAAAATGTAAACGCGATGGTATAGCTATACGCGGTAGAACTAAAGGTAGAATGGTCTAAGGAGAATTAAGATGGCAATTTCAAGAGCTAAACTCTTAAAAAGAATGGCAGACAGCGCAGTTGTGGAAGCAAGGAAAAAAGGAATCCTCAAGAAAGTAACAGAAAAGCCTTTATCTAAAAAACCGCCATCAGCCGGAAAAATAGCAAAAAAAGTTGAAAATAAAGCTAGAAAAGAAAGCTCTGCTGTAGCAAAAAAAACAAGGAAAGAAGCAAGGAAGAATTTAAAAGATGATCTAAACTATGATAGAAACGTTGCTTTAAAAACAAAAAGAGCTGGCGCAATCGGTGCAGCTGGTGTTGGTGGCGCACTTTATGGTAGATCAAAAATAAAAGAAGCTGAAAAAGAAAGTGAAAAAAGAAGGGCTAACAATAAACCTACTTTTGAATTTAAACAATTAAAAAAAGAACCAATTAAAAAGAAAGCTGGTGGAGCAATTAAAGCAATGAAAAAAATAAAAGATAATGCAGGCTCTATAACACTTATAGGTGCATCTGGTGGCGGTTATCCTTTATCAAAAAAGATTCAAGAAGAAGGGCGTAAAGCTAAAGCTAAAGCTAAAAATAAAAAGAAAGGTATGAAAGCTGGCGGAATTGTAGACAGACAATACCTTAAAGGAAGATAATGAGTAATGCTTTTGCTAGTAAAAAGAATGCGATAGCAGACTGTGATGTTTGTGGGTTTCAATTTAAGCTAACAAAATTAAAAAGCTTAGTTATAAGAACCACGAAAACACAGATACTAGCGTGTCCTGAGTGTTGGAACCCAGATCAACCCCAGAACTTACAGGGTATGTATCCGGTTACTGATCCCCAGGCTATACAGGATCCTAGACCTGATAAGAGTTTTGTTATTGCGGGACCTTACAGCTCAAGAGATATACAATGGGGATGGAACCCTGTAGGGCTTTCAAATCCTTTACAACTAGAAGGACTAGAGAATTATTTATTAGCAGAAGGACAAATAGGAACCGTAACGGTTACTACAACTTAGGAGAAAACAATGAAACAGAATGAAGAAAGAAAACCTAAAATGGTAGATGGTTTTACACAACCACAAGATGTACCTGTACCTAATACAGCAGGGTATCCAGAAAAAAACATTAAAACTACTGGTGTAGTAACTCGTGGTAATGGTTGTGCTACTAAAGGTACTATGGCTCGTGGGCCAATGGCATAAGGATAAGTAATGAACTATACAGAGTTAGTTGCTGCGATTCAGTCGTATACTGAAGACGAATACCCTACTGCAGATATTAATTTATTTATACAGCAGGCAGAGGAACGTATATTTAATTCAGTTCAAATACCTGATTTACGTAAAAATGTAACGGGAACTATGACAGCGGGAAGCAAATATCTTAATGTTCCTTCTGATTGGTTAGCTACTTTTAGTTTAGCTGTGATTGACACAGATAATAGTTACACCTATCTTCTTAACAAAGATGTAAACTTTATTAGAGAATCGTTTCCTGATACAGACAATACTTTTTGGAAAAAACCAGAGTATTACGCGGTGTTTGATGATACAACTTTTATATTAGGAGCTACACCTGATGCTGCTTACGATAGCGAACTTCATTATTACTACTATCCTCAAAGTATTGTTGTTGCTGGTACTAGCTGGCTTGGGGATAATTTTGATAGTACACTACTATATGGATCGCTTTTGGAGGCGGCTACTTACTTAAAGGCTGACGCAGATACCATTACAAACTATAATAACCGTTATAAAGAAGCTATGGATTTAATTCAAAATTTAGGTGAAGGCAAAAACAGACGAGACGCGTATAGAAGTGGACAAACGCGTATTCCTGTTAAAGGCAGAAGAGGAGCGGTATAATGTCAGATACACTAAATACATCAGTAGGGACAGTAAAAGTTGTAATAACGCCTCCTACTAAACCGACTAAACCCGAAAAACATTTAGACTAGGAAGTTAATTATGGCAATCTCACAAGCAATGTGTACCTCGTTCAAAGTAGAACTATTAACTGGGACACACAATTTTACAAACGGTGCAGACGTATTTAAGCTCGCACTATTTAGAAACACAGCGGCTATTGTTGGCACTTTTGGTGCAGCAACAACCAATTACTCACAGATGGGCGCAGACGAAGTAGTAGGTACAGGATACACTGCTGGAGGGTTTACTTTAACAAATGTAACTCCTACCTCTACTGGTACTACAGCGTTTACTGATTTTAACCCCAATGCTTCATTTACTGATGCTACACTTACTTCTTCAGGTGCTTTAATTTATAACAGTACAGAGGGCAATAAAGCAGTAGCAGTACTAGACTTTGGCGGAGATAAAGTTTCAACGGCAGGTGATTTCACAGTTATATTCCCAGCTGCTGATGCTACAAATGCAATTGTTCGTATAGCTTAACAGGATTTTATTATGGCTCTTACTTTAAATGATAGAGTAAAACAAGTCTCTACAACCACAGGAACGGGTACTATAACATTAGGAATTACTCCTAGTGGGTTCCAATCTTTCACTGACGGTTTGAGTGATGGAGACACAACTTATTATAGTATTGTTAATACTGAGTCAGGAGTAACTGAATGGGAAGTGGGTCTAGGTACATATACTGCATCAGGTACTACACTCTCTAGAGATACTGTATTTACTTCGTCTAACTCAGGCTCTCTTGTAAATTTCGGTGCTGGAGACAAAGATGTTTTTGTAACCTATCCTGCATCTAAATCACTTTTTGAAGCTGCCGATAATTCTATTTCTCTTCCTGGAGCAACTACTTTTGGTAGTACAGTTTTACTTAATCAAGACCCTACACTCAGCTTACAGGCAACTACTAAACAATATGTGGATAACGCGGTTGCTGCAGGTTTAGATATTCACACTGCGGTAAGACTAGAAACAACAGTAAATTTTCCTGCTACTTATGATAATGGTACAGCGGGTGTCGGTGCTACTCTTACTAATAGTGGTACTCAAGCTGCATTAGTTGTAGATGGAGTTGCAGCGGTGGCTTCTGATAGAGTTTTAGTACAACAACAAAGTAATGCTGCTCAAAACGGTGTTTATGTTGTTACTAATATTGGTTCTGCTTCAACAAACTGGATATTAACGCGATCTACCGATACAGATACTTATGGTTTAAATGATCCTACAAAATTAAGTCAAGGTTCTTACTTCTTTATCACTGAAGGTAATACTAGAGCTGGTCAATCTTTTGTTTGTAACACCGTAGGTGTAATTACTTTTGGTACAACAGACATAACTTTTGTTGAGTTTTTTGCAACACCTGTTTATACCGGAACAGCACCAATTAGTGTAACAGGACAAGTTATATCACTGACTGGAGTTGTTGATACTACAAACGGTGGTACAGGACTAAACTCTTATACAACAGGAGATATAATTTATTCTTCTGCGACAGACACTTTAGCTAAACTTACAGGAAACACAACAACCACTAAAAAATATTTACAAGAACAAGGTACTGGAAGCGCTGCCAATGCTCCTACTTGGGAACAGGTAGCGGCTGCAGATATATCAGGACTAGCTACAAGCGCAACAACAGATACTACAGATGCAAGTAATATATCTAGTGGCACATTACCTACAGGACGTCTTACAGGCTCATACACGGGAGTTACAGGTGTTGGTACACTAACGGCAGGGACTTGGAATGCTACAGCTATTGCCCTTGCTAACGGAGGTACAGGAGCTACTACTGCGAGTGATGCAAGAACTAATTTAGGTTTAGGAACAGCAGCGACAACCGCTAGTACAGATTATGCAACAGCAGCTCAAGGTACACTAGCAGACTCTGCACTTCAGTCTTCAGATATTGGTACAAACGTACAAGCTTATAATGCTAATCTTGATCCGCTGGCTACTAATGGTTCAGGGACAGGAGTTAATCAATATGTTGCTAGACCTGCGGGTTCAGCAATTGCTATCGGAAGTACCTTTACTGTTACTGAAACTGGAGGTGTATTGTTTTTCTCTGTTAGCGGAGTTAATAAAGCAAAAATAGACGCGAGTGGAAATCTAACAGTTGCTGGTGATGTAACAGCCTTTGGAACTGTGTAATGTTAGGTAACACTGCATTTGCACAAGCACCTATATCAGATTTAGGTAGCGCCAGTTTAGGTGTTAACGTAGCCGTAACAGGAGTATCAGCCAGTGCACTTATTAATAGTGTAGCTGTAGATGCAGAAGCTAATGCATCTGTAACAGGAGTTTTAGGAACTACAGGATTAGGGGTTGTATCTATTGACGCGGAGGCTAATGTTACTCTAACTGGCGTTAGTGGTACAGGTGAACTAACTAGTGCATTAGTTTGGGGTATTATTCCTACTTCGCAAGACCCTAACTGGCAAGTCATAGCCGCATAGGTATAATAGAAAATAAAACAAGAGATTAAACAATGACTACATACTCAAATTTAGGCATAGCACTCATAGGAACCGGCGAAGAATCGGGTACGTGGGGAACTGTAACTAATAGTAATCTACAATTTGCTCTTCAAGAACCCATTGCTAATAGCGTAGATGTGGCCGTGACTGGTGGAGGTGTTACAGACACAATGGCATGGAACGCTTCTTCTAATGCTTCTCAACCAGCAAGATTTTTACGCCTAAAGTTAACGGGTTCTGGTGGGGGTTCAGGAAACTTAGTTGTTCCTACACTTAGCGAAGGTAAAAATTATATTGTAGATAATGCTTCTGATAGTATTATTACAGTAAAAACATCTTCAGGTAGCGGAGTAGCGATAGATCCAGGTGATTCAAGAACTGTTTATCAAGATGGAACAAATGTTGTTTTAGTTGAAAGATATACGGGCGCAGTTACTTTTTCTACTGTTAATGCAACTGATCTGGCTGTTTCAGGTAATGTTACAGGTGCTGGGTTTACTGCTCGATTTGCAGCTCCAGGACCTATTGGTAACGTAACGCCAAGTACTGGTTTTTTTAGTTCATTAAGTGCTACAGGTAATATTACTTTAGGAGATGATTCAGGTGATCTAGTTACTTTTAATTCAGGTACAGCCGCAATTCCTAATAATTTAATTCTTGATGGTACAGGTTCGTTAACATTGCCTAAAGGAACAGTGGCTCAAAGACCTACGCCAGTAGCAGGAATGATACGCTACAATACAGATGATAATGAGCTTGAAATATATACAGGCTCTAGTTGGGAAGGAGCACCTACAGATACTTCTGTAACTGCACTAATTGACGCAGCTATTGTTACTGCTAAATCGGCCTTATATCCAGTAGGCAGTATTTATACAAATGCATCAGTAAATACTAATCCCGGCACTTTACTAGGGTTTGGTACTTGGGTTGCTTATGGTGAAGGTCGGGTTGTAATAGGTACTGGCGGATCTTTTACTAATGGTGCTACTGGCGGATCTGCTGATATTAATATTGGTGGAACAACAGATTCACACACTTTAACAATAGATGAAATGCCAGAACACAATCACCCTAATGATGCTCCAGATGCTGGTGGTGGCGCATTAAATTATTTACCTGCTAGTGGTAATCCTAACTTTACTTGGGGTGGTGGTGGACTAGGTGGTCAGTACGGAGTAAATTCACAAGGTGGTGGTCAAGGTCACACGCATGGTATTACTTACAACGGCACTGATGCTAATTATCAACCTTATATTGTAGCTTATATGTGGAAACGGACCGCGTAAATAAAATGCAATATAAAGGAGTATATGTAAATGGCTTTACCTAGTTCAGGAGTACTAACACTAAATGATATCCAAACAGAGTTTGGAGGCACTAATCCCATAGATCTTAGTGATTACTATAGGGGCGGCGGTTTAGTACCAGATAGTAGCCTAAATACAGGTATACCTACATCTGGGGTTATCTCTGTTAGTGATTTTTATGGGGCAGCTAATCTTATACCAATAAATTATGCTCAAACTTTTGCTGGTACTATAAATAATGGTGATAGTATTAATATTGGTACAGCACGCAGTACTCGTTGGGTTATTATTCAGGGAATTGCTGGAGGGGTAAGAGCTAGCTCTGGAAGTATAGGTGGTGTTACTGCAGCATTTATAACTGGAATTCAAGGCAATAGTGCTACTTGTTGGATGGGTTGGGCTAAAGTACCTACAGGTACAACAGCAACAGTTGCTTTAAATGTTAGTAGCGCTCCCAACTGCCGAGTTTCAACATTTGACTCAGTTAATTCAAACTACACTGATATTTTTAACACTACAGTCAACTTTAGTGGCACAAATACTACAGCATCTACCACCAACAGTTTTACTGTAACAGATCCAGGCATTGTATTTTCAAGTATAGCTTCTGCTGCTCCTACTTTCGCTTCATCTACACTTAGCACCACTAGTCCCAACGGCGTAACCTACAACTTTGGCCCAGTCAACAATAGTGGAGCAATGGGGTATAATATAACTTCTACCACTGACTCTAGAACTTGGACTTATTTTGCTAATGGCAATTCAGGATTTAAAAGCCAACCTGCGTTAGCGGTTATGTCAGTATTTTTCAGCGCAAATTAATGGAGAAATAAAATGAGCGGTTTTGAAATGAAGGGTGTATGTCTTAAACCCGAAATAAATTTACAAATTACAAGAAGCACACCTACATATGGAGATTGTTTTAACCCAGCAATTCCTACAGATAGGTTATCTACCATTAACTGGGTTGTAGAAGGCACAATAAGTGTCTATGCTGCTAGTATGGAGCTTATAAATGATTATGGTGTAGGAGAAAGAATGTTAGTACCCAACCCAGATCATTTAAGATTTGGGAAGTGCCTTTTAGTTTGTACTTCTGCAAACGCAGAATATTACTGTTTAAGTAATAGTGTACCAGATAGATATTATAATGGAGAAGTTATTCAACTAGAGGCTAATGAAGAAAGGACTTTTACTGAGAATAACGGACACTTAATATTTTGTAGTTTAGGTTCATTAACTAACCTTGATAAATATGGTCTTGCAACAATTGACTCTGATAGCTATGTTGTCACTGCTGGAGCTGAAGGTGCTATTATTACCGTGTTTCACGACAGCACGGATGACTAGATGAATAACAACTATAACATCTTTTGGGGTATTATTTTTATATACTTCTTAGGTTTATTCCTTTGTGTGATGATTCCTAGTGAAGCTAATGCAGTAACAGAAGTAAGCACTACAACTAACTCTGAATCAGATGTTAAATCAAAAGGTAGAACAGTAGTTATATCACCACCACCCTCTGCCATTAGTCCTTCTATTGGTAGTTCTTCTTCAGATATATGTACATCTGGGGTCAGTGGAGCAATACAAACACAAATCTTAGGTGTGTCTACAGGTGAGACAGTACGAGATGAGAACTGTGAACGATTAAAGATTTCTAAGACTTTATACGATATGGGTATGAAAGTAGCAGCAGTATCAGTTTTATGTCAAGACAGAAGAGTCTATGATGCAATGGGTATGGCAGGAACTCCTTGTCCGTTCTTAGGTGAAATAGGTACAGCAGCAGCTAAGAAGTGGGTAGCTAACCCTGAGTTAATACCAGAACCTATAATATTGGAAACAAAACAAGATGTCAGAGAACGTCAAGGTTGGATTGCTAGCGGTATTGTTACTCTTGCTATGCTCCTATTCTTACTGTGATGAGGTTAAGCTAACTAGCCCTAACTACACTACTGTATATGATGATGGTTATGCAGAAGTACCTCTTCAGTTTGTGTTTCCTTTTTATGGTGAAGAGTTTGAAACCTCCTATATGTTTACAAATGGGGTAGTTGGTTTTCGTAATCCAACAGATACAGAAGTAGAAAGCCATTGGTGCTGTGATGGTCTTGATTTACAAACAATGGCTGACAATGAACAGAATATTAGTAGATATGGCTATGCTATAGCCCCATTATGGACAGATTTAATAGACTTAGAACAAGGAAACAGTGGGTTATTTGTAGAAGGTGACACCTCACAACAGACTTACAGGTGGAAAAACCTAGCAGAGTTCTATGATATTACTAAGTTAAACTCTTTTGAGTTACAGATTAAGCAAGATGGTTCGTATACAGTAGACTATACTGCTGTAAACATACAAAACCATGCAATAACTATAGGAGAAACGGGGGATTTAAGTACACAGGGTTCGTACGAAGGTACTCAAAACTATTATTATCCTACGGGATACCAAGGAGTACCAGATTCATATGGCAATGAGCAGAATAGTATTAATGTTTTCAATACTCTTTGCGCCGCAAACCCTTTATACGACCCTCAATGCTCTGGATATGCAGAGGCGTATGCACAACAGCTATATACACAGGAGTGTAATAAAGACGCAACTTATGACAAAGACTGTGATGGATACGAAAAGGCTTACTTTGAACAACAGTGTATGTATGACCCGCAGTACGACAAGACTTGTAATGGTTATATAGAAATAAAAAAAGAAGAAGAAAAGTTTGAGCCAAAAGAACTTAGTATTAAAGGTGAAGACCCTATTGTAGAAATACTAGAGCTACCAGACTTAATTACTGACTTTGCTGGTACAACAGGTTATCAAATAGAAGGTACGCCAAGCGCTGTTACTCCAGTTATTGAACCAAGAAGAGAGGAAGTTGTAAATGATGTTACCCCAGAACCTAGTGAATTGGAACAGAGAAAAGTGGAAGAACCAAGTATGGGAAACGAACCTTTCTCGGAGATTGTTCAGAGAGAAAGAGAACCTGAGAATAGAGAAGAACAAAAAGAGGAACGAGAAGAGCCAAAAGAGGAAGTAGAAGTTGTTGAGGAAAGGAAGGAGCTTGTTGATGAACAAGATAATAGAAAGCAGGAGCAACCGATTGAGAAGACAGTTGCTAACGAACAAGCTCCGAAGAAGGTTGAGAAAAAACAAGTCATTACAAAGAATGATAAGCTCAAAGCCTTAATATCAAAAAGAGCAGTGGCTTTAGCTAAGAAAGTAGAGGGTGCAGTTAC